TGCCTACCTAGTTAAGGGCGTTCCGATCCCTGCTGGCTCTGCACTGTCAGCCCTCGACGGCAAGATGATCATGGAGGCTGCCGATACTTGTGTCGTCACATCGAACACTGCGGCGTCTGTAGATGTCATCTTGTCGGTACTTGAGCAGGGTGAGAGCTAATGAGCAAGCAATCAGAACTGGTTGGCCTAGCTAGGACGACAAACCTTGATGAGGTCAATTCTGCTTATAGTGCAGGTGCTTTGAGTAATCGTAATTTGATTATCAATGGTGCAATGCAGGTGGCACAACGTGGGACTAGCTTTACTGGTGTCACGACTGACGGATACCGTTTGGATCGGTTCAAAGTTAATGTAAACTACGGGGCATACACTATAACACAGGCTGCGGATGGACCTTCTGGCTTCGGCTCTAGCTACAAAATTGAGGTAACAACCTCAGGGGCACCTCCGGCTGCTAGCATCAATCTAGTATCCCAGTCGATTGAAGGCCAAAACTTGCAGCAGTTGGCTAAAGGTACTGCATCCGCACAAAGCATCACAGTCTCGTTCTGGGTAAAGTCCAACAAGACAGGAACATACATTCTTGAGTTTGATGACGACCCAAATGCACGAAACATCAACGCAGCTTACACTGTGGACGTGTCTGGGACTTGGGAGTACAAGACTATCACTTTTGTTGGTGACACATCAGGGGCCATTGTCTCTGACAATAGCATAGGTGCTCGTTTAATCTGGTGGCTCGGTGCTGGAACAAACTACACTAGCGGAACGCTTGATACGTCTTGGGGGGCCACGGTGAACACAAACCGTGCTGTGGGTAATGTCAACCTAGCAGACACCATCGGCAACACATGGCAGATCACAGGCGTCCAACTAGAAGTAGGCGACACAGCTACTCCGTTCGAGCATCGCAGCTATGGGCAGGAATTGGCTTTGTGTCAGCGGTATTATCGGGATTTGTGTACTGGTGTTACCAATGTATCCCTAACAAACGCAACTTACTACAACACGACCAGTTGCTATGGTATCATTAACCTACCCGTTACGATGAGGGCTACACCCACATTAGCTACATCAAGCCCAGCACACTTCAGAGTGTACTCAAACCAAGCAAACGCCGTGCCGTCAAGCGTATCATTGACGGGCTCTTCAGACCCCCAGAGTCTAGAGATATTTATGCTAACGTCAGCACGGGGTGCGGGCGATGCTGCATTCTTTAGAACAGACAGCGCATCAGCGTCCCTTCAACTAGATGCGGAGTTATAATCATGGATAATATGAACATCACAGCAGCGCAGTACCTGCTGGACCAAATGTCAGGCACTAACTCATCCATCCAAGCCACCATCGACGGCACTGAAATGTCTGTCCCACTAGACCCAGCCAACCGCCACTATTCTGAAATCCTCAAGCAGGTTGCAGCAGGTACACTCACAATTCAGGAGGCTACATAATGGCTGGCTATATTGGCTCACGGGCTTCTGTTGTCTCCTCTGGAGCAGAACGCAAGAAGACCTTCGACATCACAGGCACAACCACAGTCCTCACTGGATTGTCCTACACGCCCACATTCGTACATCTGTTCCACAACGGTGTCCGTCTCGTAGATGGCACTGACTACACAGCGACTAACGGCACAAGCATCACGCTGACTACTGCTGCTGAGAGTGGCGACCAAGTTGTTGTCGTGTCGTATGCTACATTCCAAGCTGCTGATGCCTATACGAAGGCTGAAGCTGACGCTGGGTTCGTGAGTGATCCCAATGGTGCTGTCACTGTTGATGGCAGTGGGAATGTTGGGATTGGTGCGGCCAGCCCATCAGCTTTGCTAGATGTTATGAGTGCTTCCAACCCAAGTATTAAAGTTAGGTCCAATGGTGGAACTGTTGGAAACTATGCGGAGCTAACACTACAGAGCTATAATAACTATAGCGGTAGTGGTCAGACATTTATTCGTGGGGTCAGTTCTGCATCAGGAAACTCCAACACAGACCTTACCTTTGGGACTAACTCATCTGGTTTTGGCGCACCAGCGGAGCGTATGCGCATCGACGCCGCTGGCCGTGTCACTACTCCGTCTCAGACCAGCTTCATTGCTGCGGGAAGCACAGGCGTATCAACCTATGCGTCTGGTCAGCCTATCGTCATGAATGTTCAGGTCTCTAACGTCGGAGGGCAATACAATAACTCAAACGGATACTTTACCGCCCCCGTTGCTGGCCTATACAGTTTTAACTGGTCTATTTATAATTACGCTGGTGCGCAGTTTTGTGTGATAAAGAACGGTCTCTACTACATCCCCACAGGTGCTTCTGACCAGTTAATCTTTTCAATAGATGGAGCTAGGGCGGGAGGTTTTAGTTGGCATATGCACTTAGAGGCTAACGACTATGTAAGTGTTGGTTTCAGGTCAGGTTCCTCTGGAAATGTTTACTGCCCACACGGCCAATTCAGCGGCTACCTCATCGGATAACAAAAGGAGGCATCAACATGCCAAGCATCACAATCACACTGACTGAGACACAGTATAAAGGTCTTGAGTATGCCGCCCTGTCACCCGAAGAGTGGGCCATCAACGCAGTCACAGAACGCTGCCGCATTGCCAACGACGAGATCGTGCAGCTAACAGTCCAGCACTGCCTAGACAACGGCGAGGTCATCCCGCTGACCCGTGAAGCTATTGTCGCTCATGCGTTTGAACATGGTGTCGTCAAGACTTCCGCTGAACGTCAAGCAGAGGCAGAACTAGCCCAGCAGGTGCTGTAATGAGTGGTTATATTGGCACACAGCCAGTCCCACAGGCCACCCAGACGAGGCAGACATTTGTAGCCACAGCGGCACAGACTAGCTTCGCTACAGGTGGCTACAGTGTGAGCTATCTCGACGTCTTCCTTAACGGCGTCAAACTGCAAGACGGCGTGGACTACACAGCGACCAATGGTTCAGACATCGTGCTGACTGTTGGTGCTGCGCTGGATGATACTTTGGAGGTCGTGGCGTATACGGCGTTTGAGGTGGCTGATGCAGCTACGGCAGCACAGGGTGCGCTTGCGGATACTGCTGTTCAGCCTAATGACAGCCCTACGTTTACTGACCTTACGTTGTCAGGCGGTGTCTACCTCGGTGGAACTGGTGCAGCCAATAAGCTGGATGATTACGAGAGCGGGACTTGGACGCCAAGCATAAGGTCTACTGGCACCCAACCTACTTTTACCTACACCACACAAGAAGGTTGGTATCATAAAATAGGTAATCTTGTCACTATTTCTTTCAATATTGTTATAAGTACAAAAACTGTTGCTGGATCAGGAACCGCCCTTGTTGCTGGGAACCCTTTTACTTACGGCGCAGGCTCAGGGAACCCCGCAGGCGCAATGATCCTTTCTGGTGTAGACCTTACTGCAGGTTGCATGGGGGTAGTCCTCCGTAAAAGAACATCCTCCAGTGGTACAGAGTTCTTCCCCCTGCAGCAGCTAGACAATGCAAGCTCACTAACCTTACAGATTGGCTCTTTCAACGCAGGAGATAGCTGGTCAGGTAGTATTAGCTTTGAGATTTAACCACCCCTGTTGGATCACAGGGTAGTCAGGTGGCAACATCGCCACGATAAATAAGTAGTGAGTTCACTACGCTCACTAACATAAAGGAGCCTCACATGGCCTTAACAGAACGCACCATCATCGACAAATACGAGGTCGTTGGACTCTACAAGCACATCCAATGTCGTCACGCCACAATCATCGAACGTGATGGCGTAGAGATCAGCCGTAGCTTCCACCGCCACGTCATTGCACCTTCAGACGACGTGACAGGGGAGCCACAAGAGGTTCAAGCATTGGTAGCACTGATGCACACCCCAGAGGTCATTGCAGCGTATGAGGCTCATGTAGCTTCTCAGGAGGTATAAGCCATGAGTAGATCACGGGCAAGACTAGCCGCAGACTGGTTCGCAAAGCTGCGACAGAATGCAGTGACTAATGAGGTCGAGCATACAGATGTTGTGGCTGCTGAAGCTATTGCTGCTGCCGAAGCAACTGCCGTTGAGACTGCTATGCAAGCTTCGCTAGACGTTATTGCAAGCCAAACGATCACGCTGTCTGGCGATGCCACAGGTTCTGGCTCGACTTCGATTTCGGTAACGGTAGCAGACGACAGCCACAACCATGTGTGGGGCAACATTGACGGCGCTTCTGTTGGTGCCAAAGGGGGGCCACGGTTTACCACTGGCTCTGGTTGGATTGAATTTGGCCCAGCGAACACTAGTTGGGCGCATATCGACACAGACAGACCCAACTTCTATTTCTACAAGCCTTTGTATGTGCTTGGTACGCCAGTCCTAACAGGTAGCGGTGTGCCGTCCACTTCTGCTAGTACCGCTGGCACTGTTGGGTCTTATGCGTTTTTGCGGGCTAAGAGTACTTCAACCAAAACTTACCCAAACAACACTGTCGCTGGGTCAACCATGAGTTACACTGACGCTGACTGGAACCAATACGGAACCCCTGGGGGGACGTGGCGCTGCATGTCATACGCTGTCGCAAGGACTAGACCGACAGTTTATATGAGGATTTCATAATGACAAACTACCGCAACGCTAAATACATCAACGACAGCGGTTGGATTGACTGTGAAATCGAACACCCTGACTACGGGTGGATACCTTACACACTTGACCCAGCAGACACTGACATGACTATCAACAACGACGATCTTCTAGCCGCTATGGAAGCCGCTGGTGATGTCGCAGCCTACGTCCCGCCTACTCAAGCTGAGCTAGACGCAACACTGTCTGAGCAGCTTCGTGGTGAGCGTGATGGTCTGTTAGCTGAGGTAGACGCAATCGCTGGTAATGCCCTGCGCTGGGCTGCACTCTCAGCAGAACAGCAGAACGCTTGGGGTAGCTACCGTCAGGCGCTGCTTGATGTGCCGCAACAGTCTGGTTTCCCGAATGATGTCGTGTGGCCTGTTAAACCGACTTGACGTGACGCATAGATACTGCGTCAGGTCGAGGCTGGTACTCTGGTAGTATTGGCAGCAGCGCAATGAAGGCATAAACTAGCCCGTCCCTAATAACAGGGGCGGGTACTCTAACACAGGAGCCTATATGGCATGGCAACGGACCCAGAACTATATCGTGTACTCGGTGAGATCAGCAGTGATGTTAAACACATCCTAGTGCGACAAGACAAACAAGACCTACGCATTGATAAAATACAGACTAAGTTGACGACAGTAGAGGCTTTCCAATGGAAACTAACGGGCATCGCCTTAACAGTGCCTACAATACTAGCTACTATCGGTATGTCCATCAAATACATCTTACCCCAATAAGGAGGCCGATATGGCTAAAGGAGCATCAACCGAACCCGCAATGGGCAAGCTGCACAATCAGCTAACCGCGCTCTTTTCTAAAGTGCTAGAAGGATACGAGAACGATCCTGATCTTTCTAACCCAGCTATGCTTGGGGCAGTATCTAAGTTCCTCAAGGATAACTCTATCACTATTGAGTCTGAGCAGCTAGATGAGTTGAGTGCTATGGAAGAGCGTCTTGCGTCTAAGAAGCGCAACCGTCCTAACCTAGCTACTGTAACTACACTACCGCTCGTGAACGATGGATAACCATCTGGACCTCACACCAACAGAACGCTGGAAACAGCTACGACTGTTGCAGGACGCATACCCTGAGTTCAATGAGTTCTTGTATGACGTCATCACAGGTCTGATGGGCTTCTCTTGTACTCCCAATCAGATCGACATGGCAGACTACCTACAGCACGGTAATCAGTACCGTATGATCCAAGCGCAGCGTGGACAGGCTAAGACTACGGTCACAGCCGCCTACGCTGTATGGCGCTTGATTAACGACCCCACTACTCGTACCCTAATCGTCTCGTCTGGTGACAAGATGGCTAAGGAGATCAGTAACTGGATCATCCAGATCATCAACGGTATGGAAGAACTATCTTGCCTACGCCCAGACAGGGCAGCAGGAGACCGTGCATCCGTAGAGGCATTCGACGTGCACTACGCGCTCAAGGGCGCTGAGAAGTCCCCGTCTGTGGCCTGTATGGGTATCACAGGTAACATGCAGGGTAAACGTGCAGACGTTCTCATCGCGGATGACATCGAGTCCCAGAAGAACTCAGCTACAGCAGAGATGCGTGAGCGCTTGATTCACCTCAGCCGTGACTTCACGTCCATTAACTCTAAAGGCGACATCATCTATCTAGGTACACCTCAGTCAGTAGATTCGATCTACAACTCCCTACCGGGACGGGGCTTTGATATCCGTATCTGGCCGGGTCGTTACCCTACTGTAGAAGAGATCGACAACTACGGTCTTCATCTAGCACCAATGATCCGTGCGGCTCTTGAAGCCGACCCCTCCCTCAGAGGAGGCGGGGGTATGGACGGTACTCGTGGTAAGCCC